GGCAGGTTACCGTATTGAGGACGACAAGTACTCTCCAAACACTCTTTGTGTTGAATTTCCGGTAAAGGAGCCACACTTTGTCAAGGGAAAGCGTGACGTAAGCATGTGGGAGCAGTTGGAGATTGCTGCTCAATATCAGCACTATTGGGCCGATAATTCAGTATCAATCACCGTTACTTTCAAGCCCGAGGAAGCACATCAAATCAAAGATGCCTTGGAAATGTACGAGACCCGTCTCAAGGCCGTGTCTTTTCTTCGCTATGAGGAAACCGGATACGAACAGGCTCCATACGAGCCAATCACCAAAGAACAATACGAGGACATGATAAAAAATGTTACCCCAATCCAACGAATTGATACCAATGAAGGCGGAACGGGAACCAAGTTTTGTTCAAATGACACTTGCGAAGTATAGGAGGAATAATGTCATTAATACCAGAAAACCGTCATCTATTGGTTTATCCCATTGAGGAACCAATTTCTCAAAACCACGATACAGTTCAGTTATTAATGCCCGACGACTTCAAGCCACCTCAATCACTCCATGTAGTGTGCGAGGTGGTGTCTATCGCCAAGGACTCTAAGTTCTATGGCGAGGTTGTCGATCGTATTGTAACTGAAAGAAGAATGCTTCAAGAAATCAATATTGAGGGCGAAACTTACTATTTAGTGTTAGAAAATTATGTTTTTGGGAGATTACAATGAAATTAACAAAAGAAGTCCTTAGAGGTATGATCAATGAGGTGCTTACGGAAAATCGTGAGCCTTCAATGCTTTTGACCGAAAGAGAGAAAACCTCAAAATACGATCGCATTATTGATGCTCTTAAAGGTAAGACAGAAGGCATTGATTCTGTTGGTCTTATGTCAGGTCAAAATCCAATGGCCAAAGCGGTGTCTCAAAAAAGAAACACTTATCTTAAAGGTCGGCTCGAAGCCAAAATCAAAGATATGGGTCTTGAGATGATAAGAATTGGCGGAGAGTTTTCTAATAACCCAGAGCAATCAGTTATGATTCTTAATCCAAGCGAAGATCAAATGGAAGTCTTGAGCCGTGCTTTTGAACAAGAAGCTTTTGTCTATGGCGAGAAGTATCCAATCGACCAAGAGCGAGACTTTATGATCTTCAAAATTTACGACATTGACTATGATAATCCTATGGGCTATCGTATGTCTCCCGGCTCCAAAGAAACAGCGACAATCCAAACAGATGCAGCCCTCGCAGGACAAGACACAGATTTTAGTTTTGATCCAACGTCAGGTAAGAAGTTTGGCATTGAGGTTTACGAGCAATTGCTTTTGCAAAAGATTGAAGAAACAAAATCAAGACCAGCCGGTGGAATGCTTGGAGCAATGAAGCGAGATCACGAAGTTAAGCAACTTGAAGAAATTCTTCGGAGGATTCGTGAATAAATCAATCTACTTATACAACGATGAAATCGGGCGAGTTGATTATATCGATCACATGGGAACTGACCTAACGATCGTAAACTCTGCCCGAGTTTCTTTTGGGGTAACCAAAGATTCTCTTGATAACCGAGACAAAAAACTTATCAAATACTTGGCTAAACACCGTCACACATCGACCTTCGAGCACAACGTCGTTACTTTTCGTTTTGTCGTTCCAATGTTTGTGCGATCTCAGCATATGCGTCATAGAACATGGTCCTATAACGAAATATCACGCAGATACACAAGCAAGGACCTTCAGTTTTTCACGCCGAAGACATTTCGAACGCAGCACAAAACGAACAGGCAAGCATCGAATCTGGATGAAATAAATCCTGTCATCGTTCCTGACCTTGCAGATTACGGTGAAGGTAAAAGAGCAGACAGGGCCGTTAAAAGTCATGTCATGAGGTCATTAGAACTATTTAATGTAATGATGAAAGAAGGGGTGTGTCGTGAGCAAGCGAGAATGGTTCTACCACAAAATCTCTACACGGAGTACTACGGAACGACTAACCTTAATAATTTGCTTAAGTTTGTTAGCCTGCGGACTCACGATGGAGCCCAATGGGAGATACAGCAGGTTGCTAAAGCCTGTTTGGAAATTGCCGAATCGCTTTGGCCGGAGGCTGTGGGAGGCTATAGAGAAAATGTCGTATTGTAAACTAGACCCTAGATTTAATGTGGGCGATTTGGCTTATTATGTTGAAATAGGCGGAAGCACCGTTTTCAGTGCAGACTCAAGCAAAAAGATCGCTGTTATTGTATCCGGACCTAATTATGGTAAGTCTATTATGTATGCAGATTGGGAAGTGCTCGATGAGCCAAGTTATGATATTCTAGTCAAAGGCAGACTTATGAAAGACATACCACAAAGAATGATGGAGATTATAAAAAAATGAAATTGTTAATGGAAAATTGGAGAAAGTTCCTAATTCAAGAAAAACTTTATAACCTTGTAAGATATCCACAAGAAGACGGCTGGGAACTTTATGCTAAATTGGTTGCTAAAGCGTACGCCGAAGCACCAGTGTTTGAAGAGAGAGCCAAAGAATCATTTGAGGCTCTTGCTCCTTTTTATGACAAGATGCATAAGCGAATCACACGAAAGGCAGTAAAGCCTCGCCCTGTTGATTATCATCCTTATGATATTGGCGGCGGTGTTGAAGATACAACCTCCGTTGATCGTTTGAGAAAAGATTATGAAGAAACCGGTGGCTTTGAGGTTGCCAGAGTTGATTCCGAGCATCCTGTTTTATCTCCAGACGAAAATGTAAGAGCCCGCGTGGTTCATGACTATATGTCCCACATTCAGCCAAAACATCCAGCAGGCTTTTCTTCTCCAACAGAACCCGGCTCTATCTTTCAAGAAATTAGAGCATACAACATTCATCTCAAGACATTGCCTCCAATTGCTGTTCCGGCTTTGTTTACAGAGGTGTTGGGTCAAGTTTGCCACTTTTATGTTACAGGTGACTTCATAGAACAAAAGGTTGCTTTTCTTGATGGCTTTGACTATGAAAATCCCGGCATTGTTTTACCAGAGACTGGCTATGCAACAGTTGAGATTAACAATTCAAAGCAATACAAAATCGTACCTTTAGGAAAAGTTAAGTGAAACTATTGATTGAAAATTGGCGTAAGTTCCTAAATGAACAAAACGATACTCTAAAAGATGTTGCTCTTGCTAATTTCAAGAGCAGCAGCGGTGGCGGCTTTGTTTTATATCGTTTATATTTCAATCCAGCCGTTAAAAGCAATGTTTTGAGTATTGTTGGTGCGGTAAATGTCGCCAAGACACTTGAGCCTTGTATTCCAAAAACTATGCAAATTGATTCAATCTATGTTAACGAACCATACAGAAGAATGGGCTTCGGCTCTCTTCTGTATGATTTTGCTTTTTTGTATGCCAAACTAAACAACGCAGGTCTTACATCTGATAAGATAGTTGGAACCCAGAAGAAGGCAGCTAGCAAATGGGACAAAATGAATAAAAGTAATTCATACGAGAAAAGAAAAACGGCCCAAGGAAATGACACTTTTGATTATACTGGTAGACAAACTCCCCTTGATCCGGATGACGATTGTAGCATGCCCGCAGTACCCGAAAAGAACGCATCAGACTTTAGTCTCAAAAAAAAGAATGCCGGAGATGTTATGCCTAAATACAAAGAAATGTCTAATAATCACAAACAAAGTGTTCAAAAAGCTATTGATTTAGGAATGTTTAGAAGCGAAAAGGCATTAGTAAGGCATTTAAAAATTGAATCTGATATTGAATTTGAACGCAACTATATGGATGAGCCTGAATAAAATGAAACTATTGATCGAAAACTGGCGTAAGTTCCTAAAAGAGTCTCAAGACTCTGATCTTGCTTATGACTACATTTATCGTTACGAGGATCTCAGAACTTCTTTTGCCGAGAAGATCTCTGAGATCCTTTTTGTGTACCAAGGCAAGAACTCAATCTCACAGGTTCCGCTTGATGATAGAATTAGAATCGCCGCTCAGCCTGACACACAAGTTGAAGCACGCGAAGGAAAGACTATCAAGACCCCAACACAAGAAGAAATTAATCTTTTCCGCCAAGACGCCGAGATGCTCTTTGATGCTATGGACGCCGACAGAGAGATGGTAAGCCAGAAGATTGATGACATTTCAAAGAAAGTAGACAAATACATTGATTTGTTTATTAACATTTCAAATGAGTCTCCGGATGAATCGTACGAAGGTCGCTTGCAATACGTCCAAGACCTTATAGAACAAACAGGCTACGAAGAAGATCCAATCTACAGCGACGAACAACGAGATTTCGTTCAGTCCCTTATTGTCAAGCCTCTCAAGGGTGCAAAGGATCCAAAGCATCCGTTTCCTGTCGGCTCCGTAAAAGATAAACAAATGAAGAAACTTGGCCTCTCAGGTCTTCTTCAGCCTCTTCGCAAGCAATTCAAGCCAACTCGCAAGGGCGGACTCGCAAAGCGAAGCATTTCAAAATACAACCAAGCGCTTGGTGAAATCTGGGGTTCTATGGCCGACCTAGAACTCAAAGATACTCACGAAGCCGCAATAGAAAAACTCGGTCCCGTTGCCGACTCTATTTTCTCTCCGAAGACAAGCGATTATGAAGTTACGATTCCACGAGGCGAGAAAGAATTCAAAAGAAAGCTTAATCGCGAGACAACAGAATACATTCCTGTAAGCGAACTTATGAAAGACAAGTACCAACTTGGTTCGCTCCATTATTTCAATCCAGAGAATCTTCGTGGCAACATTGAAATCTCCGAAGAAGGTGCAAATGAACTCCAGAATCAAATCCAAGAACTCGTAGGTCAATTGAAATCAACCGAAGACGAAATGGAAAAGCGAATCTTGCGAGGACAAATAGATAAATTAAAACTTGAAAGAAACATGAAGCGTAAGAGAGCACGAATGTTAAGAAAAGACATGGCCATGTATCGTCAAGGCTTTGAGAATCGCCTTGAAGGTATGGAAGGAGCCCTTCCTATTCCAAAGAAATACGGAACAGCACAATTCTCAGGCTACGCTCAGAATACAGGCTTCAGAAACCTTACATTCGGCGGTGCTCAAGCAAACATCTTCAGAGACACTGGCGTAAAAGACAGAACAACCGAAGATGAAGATGATGTTTTGAGAGCAATGGACCGCTATCTTGAAGAAGTGGGCGGAGAACTGCCAAATCCGATTCAAAGTGCCTTCGATGGTCTTGATGCAAACGACAAGCAAGCATTTCAATCAATGCTATACAGAAACTACATTTACGCTCAGAAGATGGGAGTACAGCCAACTGATCTTGAACCAGAAGAACAAGAAGAGACACCAGAACGAATTGATTCTCTAGATGATCTTAGTATGGACGATCTTGGCGACTTTATGGACCAACTCAACTTTGCAGACGCTCCAGTCCAAGGGACAGGGGAAGATGGCGACATTGATATCGATGATCCAGCCAATATTGAGTGGATGGTCGGAGAGATAAACAAAATGTTGGAGGAATCATAGAACTCAATTTACCAAAGATTGTCCTCGGGCGAACAATCAAGACTCTTCTTTATGCTTACAAGAATGAATTGCCCGTTATAATCCATGAGCCAAGCAAGCCAAGCGATGTTGAGTTTGTAAGCGATACTCACGACTTTGACTTTCTCCATTTCGGACACAAGCCAACATACGGACAAGTATGGGACCGTTTGGCTTTCGCTTTGGGAATGGGCGGTTACATGATCGCACCAAACCTTATCTCAAACTTCCGACATGACACCGAAACAAAAACAATCACAATTGTTTCAAAACAAAGTTCCCGATTTATCGTGAAATATCAAGAGGTTATACAACCCGATGTCGGAGAAACTGGAAATGTTTATCTTTACGATTGGTTTGATGTCAAGGTTGGCTCAAAGGATTTTCCTGATGTTATGAGAGGAGATGACGACGCTCCACAAAAATTGGTGTTCTACGAGTCAAGACGACAAAAAGTCAAAAACGGTCTGAGAGACTTTGTTGCAATCTCAAAAATCAAAGAAACAAAACTGAACTCTTGGGATTACAGCGAAGTCGCTGTTGAGTATGCTTGCTACAAGTTATTCAAGGCACATAACATCAAAGGCGGACCAAATGGCTACACCAGACATGGAAAGCAAAGGTTTTATCCTGTCAAGATAGAACACGCTTGGCGTGAGATCAAAAGCGAAATAAAATCAATCCACACATTAGAGGAATTATGCAGAATGAAGCAAAAGGGAAATCACCTGACGAACTTAACGACAAACCTTTTCTTGACGACAAAAACTTCCACCTCGCAGGAATAATTCCGGTTGCAGGACACAAGATTGACTTTGGAATGGAGTGGGACGAGAGCCTTGCTCCTATTTCTCCAAACTACACTCTCATTGAGAATGCTGTGTACGAATGTGCTTGGGCTGGCTGCGATACGATTTGGATTGTGGTCAATGACGACATGGCTCCGTTGCTCCGCTACCGACTCGGAGAGCGAGTTCAAGATCCAATCTATGTGAACAACGACTTTGCGAAGATGCCGAGGAACTACCAAAAGCATATCCCAATCTTTTACACACCGGTCCACCCAAAAGACAGAGATAAGAGAGATTGCCTTGCTTGGTCTGTTCTTCATGGTGCTGTCACCTGTCTCAAGGTTTCAGACTTTCTTTCCAAATGGGTAAAGCCCGACAAGTATTATGTGTCGTTTCCTTTCTCCGTATTTTACTCTCCAGACCTCAGAAAGCATCGTCGCCAGATTAGGTCAAAAACTAACTTCTATGTAACAAAAAATGGATTGTCTGTTGAAGACGACCTCTATGCTTCCTTTACATTTGGAAAGGAAGAATTCGTCAAATATAGGCGAATAATTAGGCAAAAAGGCACTGGAATGTATGACCGCTCAAGTCCAAAGAACGAAATGGGGAGACATACGGAGAAACTGCCTCTTCACAAGCGATATTCTGCCCGACATTTTGATTTGAGTGATGTCTTCATTGACCTTGATCTCTCAGATGAAAATTCTGTTGAGCCCGCTTGGTTCTACAATGTTGGCTCTTGGGAAGAATACTGTCTCTTCCTATCGTCCGAGGAAAGCAAAAAAATTAAAAGACCAAACCCGATTGTGATGGGTTATCGTGAGTTTAACAAAATAGGACTTGACAATCAGGACTGAGTATGATATATATAGTATATGGGAATTCACGAACTAGAATACAAACGATTGTTGAGCGAATTGAAGTTCAAGAACGAAGAACTTGAAATCATTGAAGAATCAATGAGAGAGATTCACATAGAATTTGAACAATACTACGCTGACTTTTTGAAAGAGAAAGATATCTCCAAGCAAGAACTAGAGAAATCCGACACGAAGCAATTCCAAAATTTTAAAGAAAAGGTCCTCAAGCCTCAAATGCCCGAGACCGATGAAACAGGTCTTGTTATTGTTGAACAGATGTCCGAAGAAGATAAAGAAGCCAAAGTTGTTTTTGCCAAACTTTATAAAGATATTGTTAAGAAATGTCATCCCGATAGATTATCGCAAGATGATATGGATTACTTCAATAAAATGAATACTCACTTTAAAGCCGCATCTTGGGCTTATAATCATGCAAAATGGTCAATCTTGATTAAAGTTGCAAGCGAATTAAACATTAAGCCAATGAATTACAAAAAGATGAACGGCCATTTGAGACGAGAGATCAAAACTCTTGATCAAGAAATAAGAAAACATAAATCAACATACGGCTGGAAACTTTATCAGGCCGAGGAAAAACAACAAAAAGACAACGTTATTAAAGATTTTATTTACAGACTATTCAGGAGGAAAATATGAACACAAGAAAGACAATTTCAATTAGCGAGAACATGCATTTATTTGAGGAATTGAGCGATGGATCTTTTTATCTTGAACTTGAAGATGTTGGCGACTGCACATTTGAATTGTGGACAAATGAAGACGGCACGACGTCGAGAGCGCTTGTTAGAATTAGCAAAGAAAATCTTGAGAAAATTGTAAATGATTATCAATCACGCCAAGATTGAAATTGGTTCTTTAGTCAAACTTGAAGAAGGTTCATACTTTTGCGAGCATTCGCAGAGGTACGTTCCTATTTCACACTGCCAGATTGGTATTGTTATTAGTATTTTTAAGTATGACGAGACATCTTATCCATGGGCCGTGTTGGGATATAAATTTCTCTCAGATGTTATTATTGGCCCATATAGACTGAGAGACGTCCCAGATTTTAAATTATACGAGGTGAAAAGTGGCCGCAAGGTATCCAAGGAAATATAGCAGAGAAGAAGAGTACGAACAACTTTATAACAACTATGAGTATCTCTTTTGTTCTTCGTTTTGGGGTTTTGAGATTGGGCCCGGCTGGTTTGAGTACATTGCAGACTTTTTAGTCAAATTTGACCGTTATATGAAAGAAAAAGAGTACAATCCAGAAGATTATAAGATTATGCAAATAAAGAACAAGTTCGGAACTTTGCGCATCTATCTTGCCGGCTCTGACTTTTATATTAACTCATTGATTGCTGAGACAGAAGCCAATGCGAATGACTGTTGTATTATCTGCGGCAAGAAGGCTCTCGGATCAATCGGGATCTACACACAAATGTGCGAGGAGCACATAAAAGAATTTTAATAAAATACTTGACAAATTGTATTCAACGTGATACAATATAAACATCAAGGAGGTAACAATGCATCATTTGATGAATTGTCATGGGGAGTTGACTATATTGGCTAACTTCCTATATGCTTTGCCAGTGCTTGGAATCTGGCTCAAACTTAAAACACACAAACACACGGAGGATAAATAATGGAACGAATACCATTTGTAGGATTGCACGCTCACTGCGGTGTGGGCTCACCATTTGATGGCTTTGGATTTCCCGAAGACCACATGAACTTTGCTTATAGCAATGGAGCGAAGGCTCTTGCTCTAACCGACCACGGAAATATGAACGGCTTGGCTTATCAAATTATGCACGCCAAGAAGATGAAAGCCGAAGGTAAGGACTTCAAGCCAATCTTTGGTGTTGAGGCTTACTTTATTCCATCGGTCGAGGATTGGAAGATTCAACTCGAGGAATACAGAAAAGACAAGAAACTCGCAAAGCAAATTGACAACGAGCGATCTGGGACAACCATTGAGAACGAAGGTGCCTCAAAGAGCATCACAAAGCATGACATCAACCGTCGTCGTCATTTGGTTCTTCTTGCTCAGAACCAGACGGGTCTCAACAATATCTTCAAGATGATCTCACAGAGTTATAACGGAGACAACTTCTATCGTTATCCTCGCATTGACTTTGACTTGCTCTCAAAGCATAGCGAAGGTGTTATTGCTGCCTCGGCTTGCCTCGGCGGTGTCTATGCTGGCTGCTATTGGGAGAACCGAGAGGAAGGACCAGAAGCAGTCCTCCAAGCAATGCGAGAGGTCACAAAGCAATTCCAAGACATTCTTGGCGATCGCTGGTATGGTGAATTGCAATGGAACAACATCCCAGAGCAGCATGACCTAAATCAGCATATCATCCAGATTTCTAAGGAAACTGGCCTAAAGCTGATCTCAACCTGTGATAGTCACTATCCTAATCCGGATGCTTGGCAGTCCAGAGAACTATATAAACGACTAGGCTGGCTTGGTAGAAAGCCAGAATGGGCCAGCATGGAGTTGCCTCTCTCAACAGAAGAGATCGGATACGAGTTGTATCCAAAGAATGGCAATCAAATGTGGAGATCCTACAAGCATTACTCAGAATTATGCGGAGTAGAATACGATGATGAAACTATCCTTAACTCAATTACAGAAACACATACTATCGCTTTCGACAGGATTGAATCGTTCACCCCTGACAACACTGTTCGGTTGCCTAATTTTGTCGTTCCTGCTGGGACAGATGCTACAACTTACTTGGGTCAACTTTCTTTCGAAGGTCTTGTAAAACTCTTCGAGGATAGACAAATTGAAAGCAAAGTTGTGTTTGAAAAATACAACAAGCGATTGAACGAGGAACTTGATGTTATCAACTCTCGTGGTTTCGCCAAGTATTTCTTGACGATGAAAGCAATTGTGGATAAGACAGCAGAGGTTCAACTCGCAGGTCCCGGTCGTGGTTCGGCAGCAGGCTCTCTTGTTGCTTATGCTCTCGGCATCACACAGGTTGACCCAATCAAATATGGTCTTCTGTTCTCTCGCTTCCTTCGTTCAGATGCGAAGGATTATCCGGACATTGACTATGATGTATCTGACCCCATGGTTCTCAAAGATAAGTTGATTGATGCTTGGGGCGACGATGTTGTGGTTCCAATCTCAAATTGGAACACTCTGCAATTGAAGTCACTTATCAAAGATGTCTCTCGTCTTTACGAGATTCCGTTCTCCGAGGTTAATCCTGTAACTTCTAAGATGCTTGCGGAGGCCACGCCATTGGCTAAGGCTCGTCACGGCATCAAAGCCGGTGTCTACACTCCAACTCTGTCAGAGGTTATGGAGTTCTCCGAGTCTCTTCAAAAGTTCTTCAGGTCTTATCCTCAGATTGAGAAGCATTGCCGTGACCTCGCAGGTCAAGTCAAGTCGTGCTCTCGGCACGCCGGTGGTGTTGTGATTGGTGAGTCTCTCAACGAGTACATGCCTCTCATCGCATCCAAAGGTGTCCGTCAGACTCCTTGGTCCGAAGGCCAGAATGTTCGGCAGTTGGAGCCAATGGGCTTCATCAAGTTTGATATTCTTGGTCTCTCAACTCTGCGAATGATTGAGGATTGCATTGAGAAGATTCTTCGTCGGCATCACGGCATTGCCAGCCCAACCTTCGAGGACATAAAGAAATTTTATGATGCCAACCTTCATCCGGACAAGATTGATCTCAACGACCAAAAAGTCTATGAGAATATCTTTCATGAAGGCAAGTGGGTCGGTATCTTCCAGTTCACAGAGAACGGAGCACAGACATTTGCAAAGCAAGTCAAGCCTCGCTCAATCATTGACATCTCTGCTATTACTTCTATCTATCGTCCCGGTCCTCTTTCGGCTGGTGTGGATAGAGAGTTCGTGGAAGCACACAATGCTCCAGAGAATGTAAAGTACATCAACGATTTGGTTCAAGAAGTAACCGAAGAGACACACGGCTTCCTGATCTTCCAAGAGCAGATTGCTATGTTGGCTCACAAGTTAGGTCGTAACCTTACCTTGGATGAGGGCAACCTTCTTCGTAAAGTTCTAACCAAGAAAGGTACAGGCAAAGGCCACGAGGTCAAAGATGCAATTCACGAGAAGTTTGTTCTCGGATGTCAAGATAAAGGTATGCCGCTATGGCAAGCAGAAGAATTATGGAAAACCTTTGAGTATTTCTCAGGCTATGGTTTTAACAAATCACATGCCGTCAGTTACTCTATAATTTCCTATCAATGTGCTTGGTTATGCAATTACTATGCAACAGAGTGGGTAGCATCCTTTTTGGATAAAGAGCCTGAATCTCGTAAGGAGAAAGCCATCAATTTGGCAAAGCAGCATGGTTATTCAATACAGCCGCTGTCCGTTAACAAGTCAGGTCGCACTTGGGAAATCCTTGATGAGACAACTCTGGTTGCTCCTTTGACCACAATCAAGGGCCTCGGCGACAAAGCCATCGATCAGATTCTGGCTCACCGACCTTTCAAGACCATTGAGGAATTTTTGTTCCATGATGAGATTGTATATTCAAAACTTAACAAAAAGTGTTTGGATGCTCTTACTAGGGCTGGTGCCATGAAAGAATTGCAAGACGATCGCTTCACTGGCGACAGACACTTCTGGACTGCGACTTGTGTTGACCGTCCGAGGAAACTCAAGAACCTTGGAGAGAATATTGAGAAGTATCGTCCCGAAGGTAACTTCACAGATGACGAGCGAATTGACTTTCTCGCAAACCTCACAGGCATCTTCCCAATCAACTTGGTCTTGGACGAAAGCATTCAGCGAAAGTTGGACCAGTATTGTATTCCACCAATCTCGGAGTATGATCCAGAGTTGGGAATGTGCTGGGCAATTGTCCGTGAGGTCACCAAAAAGAAAACCAAAGCCGGCAAGCTATTCTATGTCGCTAAGGTCATTGATAATAACTCTGTTGAAACAACAATTCGTTGTTGGTCTGTAAACCCAGAGCGGGATGTTCTGTATATCAACAAGACTTATATGATCAAACCACAACACAACGATACTTGGGGCTTTTCAACTCGTGGCGGTCTAAACAGAACATGGGTAATGTTGGGATAAAAAAGTAACAAAAAGCCCTTGACAATCTGTTGAGGGCATGTTATATTATTAACATAATCAAGGAGAACACAATGCATACAAAGATTATCAATAAAACATCAACCTTTATCAAGAACCGCATCAACGAATGGAATAACTTTTCAAAGTTTCCTCTCAAGGGAGAACTATGGGAAGAGCGCCTTTCTTATGCTTTTGGCGATGCCGGCATATCAAATGACTGGATACCGGATGGCAATCACAAGCCCGGTGTTGACTTTTCTCTAGATGACCAGCCTTTTTCGTATTCATGTAAAAGCGCAGTTCTTAAGGGTGGTGTTTTGTCAATCTCGTCGTATCGTACAACGAAATACAAGACGTTGCAAGAAAAACTTAACTACCACGATAGTACAGATGCCAAACCATTCACGCACTATGCTGTTCTTGTTAGAGATATGGACAATAAGCAACAAGTTTGTGTCTTTATTGATAAGGACTATGTTAATGCCAAGTCTTTGTCTTGGAGCGAAAGTATAGCAACTAAAGGTAAAAATAAAGGTAAAGTTAATGGCTGGCAAGGGTCAAATGATTTGATGGAAATGAAAATCCAAAAGGCAATGTCAGACCAATTTTGGTATTACCTCAAGTGGGACGAGATGATCAAGTCTGGTGCATGTGTTGTTGCTTGTAAAGTTGGAGGTCCGAATGTTAGATTATAACAAAGTTTATAATATGGATGCTATCGAAGGTATGAAACAGATTGCTGATGAATCAGTTGATTGTGTTTTGGTTGACCCTCCTTACAATATTGGAAAGGATTTTGGCAACTCAAGATATAAAAGTGAAATCAACGAATATGTATCTTGGTGCAAACTTTGGATTGATGAAGCAACAAGAATATTAAAGCCAACTGGCACAATATATATCTACGGCTTCAGTGAGATATTGGCTCACATATCTGTTAATCTTGAGTTAGATCATCGGTGGCTAATTTGGCACTATACAAACAAGACAGTTCCTTCTCTAAACTTTTGGCAACGATCTCACGAGTCAATCCTATGTGCTTGGAAAAGCAAAGATAATAGAATTTTTAACCGAGACTTGGTGAGAGAACCTTACACTGAAAATTATATTAAAGGCTATGGCAAGGGTGATAAAAAGAGACCTAAGACCGAAGGTCGTTTTGGAAACAAAAAAGAAACAACTTACAAGGTTGACAAAAGAGGTGCCCTTCCAAGAGATGTACTGAAACACTCAGCACTCGCTGGAGGTGCTGGGAGAAAAGAGAGGGTGTTTTATTGTCGCAAGTGTCAAAATGCATATGACCCAAGTGAACTCAAAAATCATAAGGATTGTGAATATGTCGTAGACGGCAAGAAACAAGAGAACATCTTGAAGCATCCTACGCAAAAGCCACTGGAATTGACAACAAGGTTATTCAATGCTTGCCTAGACAATGAAGCAAAAGTTGTTGTACCATTTGTTGGGTCAGGTTCAGAAGTAAAAGTTGCAAAAGAACTTGGCCACGATTTTATTGGCTTTGAACTCAATCCAGAATACTTTAAACTTATTGAACATTTTTTACAAAGTGAAATTTATTAACTGTTGGAGGACAAATGAAAGTAAAAATTAAAAAACTACACGAAGATGCTGTAATTCCATCTTATGCGAAGCACGGAGATGCAGGAATGGATCTCTACTCTGTGAGGATGGAGAAAGATAAAAATCAGAATGATGTTCATTATACAGGATTGGCTGTTGAGATACCAGAGGGTCATGTTGGTCTTCTGTTCCCTCGCTCGTCAATCTCAAAAACAAATTGTGCTCTTCGTAATGCCGTTGGGGTTATTGACTCTGGCTATCGTGGCGAGATTATGGTAAAGTTTGGCTGTTTATCTAATCTCGATTGCTATAGGGTCGGAGATCGTGTGGCCCAACTAATTATTATGCCATATCCTCAGATTGAACTTGAAGAAGTTGAAGAACTCTCAGACTCAGATCGAGGCGAAGGTGGCTTTGGATCAACGGGGGCATAATGAATAGAGCACAACGAAGAGCCGCTGCTAAACGAAACAAGAAGAACGAAAGTTCCGAGGTTGAAGAGAAGATGGCTCTATTTGGCAAGTTGCCGGACGAATGTCTGGCATGCCAAGCCTCTTTCGATAAAAAAGACAAGAGTCAAGTGATGTCTTGGTCGGTTGTTGTTCGCAACGATATCGAACAAGTTCGCTTGTATTGTCCTGATTGTTGGTCAAAA